TGAAGGCTTGCAAAGCTGAAGGGTTGTTGGGGTCGGGTGCCTGCTTCTCACTGTTGAATCCTGCGGCTGTTTTCAGTACATCCAATCCAGTTGACCATAATCCCTCGCCAATAAGAAAGGATCGCAACTCTTGGCGCACAACAGAACGAATTTTTGCTTCAGAAATGGCTTTATTCATTATTAATATTTCCCTAAATAAATAGAGGATGGTGTTTAAAAAACACCATCCTCCATCTTTTTTAACTAAAAAAGAATTATTTCTTTGCTTTTAATGGGCTCATTTTGTGTGAAGGATGTGGCTTAGCACCTAATCCTTTCTTTGTGCCTTTTGCAGCCTTTGCTTTCTTAGCTTCTGCAAGTTGCTTCTCTAGGTCAGCAATTTCTGCATCGGCAGGATCGACTACCTCAGTTTCAGCTACTAACTTAGCCAGTTCTTCTTTGATAATTCTTTTCAATACGTCTTTAGTGAGAGTCATTTTATTTATTTCCTTTTTTGAGAATGTTGTTTATTAAAGTATCGATTTTTGCTTCTCTACCTTCAATCAGAGATTTCCTTTGTTCTTGCATCATAAAAGCACCCTGAGTTGATGGTTCTGAAACAATGTCAAAACAAATAAGTTGGTAATCATCTTCTACTATAGTATCTCCTCTGGTTTCTTGTACAGAGCCGGTACCTCTAGAAGAGATTCCAATCTTAACGCCTGCGTTTACTAATTCTTTCAATACTTGTCCAGAGGGTGTGTTAAGGACTTGGATCTTTCCCATTACGTCCTTTTTATTCCACCAAACATCTGTTACAAGATGAGAAACGTTTCGAAGATTAATAACTGATTGATCTGGGTGATCTAGCTCGCCCAATGCTCGTCTTTCTTCTACAAGTTTTTTATAGAGGTTCATCTCTCTTTCAAGAATTGGATGGGGATAGACTCTACCATTTCCGTTTCTTGCGTCGGATCTTTGCATAACACCAGTTAATATTACGCCGCCACCTTTAATAAAGTGTTTATCGGATTCCGTAAGAACGTCGTCACACGTTCCATTAGGACAAAGTTCATAATATTCTGTTAGTAATCTTTTTGACATTTAATGATAAATATTCCTGTTTTTCTTGCTTGTGCTGCGGTCCTAAATCCGCAGCGGCTATCTTGCCTCTGCAACACAAGCGAACTGGTTGTAAAGCCCATTTACGAATCCAAAAATGTTGTTTTGATGAAAAATTCATAGTACACCTTATTGCTTCTATAACTAAATAGTTATTTATTCTTTATTCACTTTAATATTTAATCCGAAATCATTAAATAACATGCAAAGTATATAAGACGTACCAGATGAAATGCATGAAAACATAAAAATATCAAAAACATTTAAATTAATATCAAACATATTAGATAAGTTTAATAATAGTGCTATAAACCAACCCACATGAAATGACATACAAAGGGGGCATTTAAATAATTTACCAAAAAAACCTTTTGTTGGTCTTATGACATCAAATATGCTGCCATACAACAAAATTGATGTCATACCATAAGTACAAAATATATAAAATATTAAAATATCAATCATTTTCTTTCCAAATTTTATTTGTTTTGTTTTTGTTCGCCAAGATAAGCAAGATTATAGTGCCTGTTGACGGCATACGCTGAGTTGTCTATTCCGCCTTGTTTTGCCTTTTGTGGTATTTCGCCAAGTTCTGTAGAGTGTTCTTTGTCTGGATCAAGGAGATATTCTTCTTGATCTTTCTTAAGCTTCTCCTCTTCTGCCCACAGCGGGGCCTCTTCTCTAAAGTATTTAAAGATACAGAATAAAATAACCTCGACCGGATCTGGGCCGTCTGGCATTTTTTCTGGTATTGTGGCCTCTAACGAAGAATGAATATTGCTAGCCTGTATGGTTGACGGATCTATTACGCCACGCTTGTATAAATAATCAAAGAATTTGTTTTGCGTATAATAGCTTCTATCGTCCATTAAAATTTTGGATAATGCTAAAATCTTTTTATTTTTTGGAGATAATATAATGTCCATGTGTGGATGATCTTGAATTAAAATATTGCCATCTAATGTTCTGCGAGCATCAAGACGAATGACAATATCTGGCTTATCCTTAATTTTAATGACAATATTCATTATGATTGAGTTTCCTTAACCAAAGATTGAAAACTTAAAACATCTTCTATCAATTGTTTATCAATTGGTTTGTTTTTAAAGTCATTAATTTTTTCAATTAATTGTTTCTTGTCTTTTTCGGCAATAGAAGAATTGTTCACAGCGTTTTTAATTCTTGATATTTCTTCGTTTAAATGGACGATTAAATCAGCGTTATCGTCTGAATACGATAGGATATACTTCGTGAATAAAGTTTTCTGTTCTTCTATTAATACATCTGAATATTTGTCATTAAATTTCTTGATAATCTGTTTATAAACAATATTATCTATGGGACGCATTTCTTGTTTTTCAGTAATATTTTCACATAGCATATGGATAATTAATTCTTCTAAAATGATTTTTTGTTTTATCGAGATATCATCATCAAACAGTTGAGATATAGTGGCCAAGCTCTTATAATTTGGAAGAAAGCTTGTGAACACAGATGGCTCTAATTGCTTATTCATTTTGTTAATAACTTGGGTTTGTTGGTTAAAAACATCTTGGTTATTGAGAGAAAAATATACTCTTTTTGCCTCTTGAACCAATCTATCCGCCGAGCTTTGCTGCATGCCTGTAGATTCATACAGGCTTTTGTATATATCCAGTTCTCTGTGCAATATGGAACTCTTTCCAAAGTGCTCTTTCAAAATAGAAAGAACAACTTTTTTTCTACCATCATCTTTGTTAACAATAGATTTCGTTAATTCTTTAACGAGAGTTTCGTAAAGAAAAGCGGTATTTCTTTTCTTATTGTACTTAACTTTCATTTTTTCTTGCATTATTAAATTTCTCCAAGTTTTCAATCAAATATTTAATTTCGTTATTTGTTGCAAAGATTTCTTTCTCTTCTTGATCATAAGTAGGCTGCTCTGACTCATAAATTCCATTCATAGTAGAAGATAAGCCTCTAAGGCCGGGAAAGATGGAACTCTTTCCTGCCATAGATTCGCCACCTTGAGAGCGCATGGAACGTTTTCTTGCGCCACTAGCACGCGAATCCTGTGTTTGTTTATACATCTTTCCTTTAGCACCCGGAGTAGTATAGTAGCCATCTTCTCTTCTGCCGGGGGGAGGTATCTCGTCGGCTGGGGCTCCTTCGGGGGCTCCTTCTGGTGCTCCTCCACCTTCTGGCGAGGCCAATAGCATGCTATCATCGGCCACCTCTTCTCCGCCAACTTCTGGAGTTTCTGCCGGCATTTCTTCGCCACCTCCGGAGGTGCCAAGGTCCAAACCTCCACCACCTCCACCACCGGCTGGTGTTTCTGCTGGTTGCCCTATCTTTTCTAATGAATTGGCGAATTTACGATCATAATACATTTCTCTCTGATTTTTGACAATCTGCTCATCAGAAAGAGCAAATATGTTTTGAGCAATCCAGTGCTTAGAAAAATATCCTTCTGTTGCAGCAGATGCAACATCAAATTTTGTTTTCCAATGATCAAGTTCTTGAAGTGCTGCAATCTTGGAAGGATTGTTTAAAGAAAGTTTAAACGAAATTAAATCTGTTCCACGGAATCCAAGTGTATATAAATGAATAACTCCAATCTTTTCTAGCTCAGCAACAATAACTCTTTGTAATCTTTGAATCGTTCTAGCAAATCGAATGTCTTTTTGTGCTAGAGTTGTTTTATCTTCTGTTGCCCCATCGCCTCTAATAAGATACGACATTGGAACTTTCAAGGCAGCAAATAGTTTGTCTCTAAGATATTTTACGTCCTCTATCGCAGAAGCAAAATTGCCACCGGGAAGAGCTTCTATTTTAGTATTATTTACCCCACCACGAACTGGAATAAAGTAATCTTCGTCAACAGAAGTTGGATTATAACGCAAGTCAACACGACCAGTAGTGGAATCAAGAATCTGATTTCTCTTCATTTGTGTCATGACTTTCTGCATGTATTGCTCTACATCTTCTGGTGGCACGGTGCCTATATCAATGTAGAACACTTTTCTTTCTGGTGATCGAGTTATTCTATATGCCATCATGGCATCTTCAAGAAGCGTTAATTGTCTCCACGTTCTTCTTGCTGAGTCCAATATGGAAGTTCCATATGGAGAATGTTTGTCATTGCCAAGAACTCTAAAGTGTGCAATTTGCCAATTTTCGAAAGTTAAGCCACCAGAATTCCATTGAAACTGTACATAGTTTGAGTTTGTCTTATCTTTTCCTTCCATTCTTTCGATTTGGCTTGAAGGAAGGCCGAGGCCGCTAGTTACGCCAAGCTTATCATCTATATCTAGATACAAAAAGAAATCACCATATTTGCACATATTTCTCGACCAACTAAACAAGTTTGATTCAAGATTAAGTGTCTTAAAATAGAGAGTTTCCAATACTGCTCTGATTTCTTCGTTTGGACATTTAATTCTTAACATGTTCGTCAATTCGTTAGACGTTGTGATTTCATCAGCATAAACGTCTAGGGCTGATGCAATTTCTGCCATATATTCCATTTGATCAAAATCGATATATCTATCTCCACGATTCTGAGCCTGCATTGTTTTTGCAGACATATTTTCATAAGTCTGATACTCTGCTTTCTTAAATTCTAATCCTTGTGCGGATTTAAATGAAAATTTGTCTAGCTGTGTTCTTCTATAACGACTTTGTGTTTGTTGGTTATAGTTCGAAATTGGCCCAGAGAACAATTTTGTCAATTGTTTGAACAATATCGAATCAGTATTTCTAGTATTTTTTATTTTGCTATCTGCCATTATTATCCCTTAAATATCCATAGAAAGTCTTTTTGCAATTCACGCTGCTTTATCACATCTTCAGCATATCTGCTGGACCTGTCATAGTGTAGCATTCCGGGTATACTTGTACTTAGTACTTTATTCGATTTTGTCATACTTGTCAAGATAGCTTTTTGATATTCTATGTCAATAGTTGCTGCATAAAAAACTGTATCTTTAACCCAACACGCAATTGCCAAGGACATTACTAAGTCATCGTTATACCCTGACATTGCTTGTGGACGACCGTGGTGCCAAATAAAGGTTGTCAATTCGTTATAAGATCGAATAGAATTTATTTTAATCATCTTTGAGCGAATAAACTCTTCAAGCTTAGATAGGATCAATGGTCTTGATTTGTGTGAAGTTGTAAAGCCGGGAACCGTATTTGACATATTTTCTGCTGCATGTTGTTCCACAAACTCGGCCGAACCTTTGGAAGAATGATATACGTTTTTGTACCCCATGCTTATAAGCTTTTCCAGTATAGAAAAGCCAAGATTGTTGTTCTCTACGACTATCATACAGTTTCCGTACTGAGTGCCTGTGTTAAATAATAGTCTAGCAAATTCTTCTATATTTAACTTGCCTTGATATTCTGCTGCTTGTTCCATGGTGTTCAAGTTTAACATATGGAAAACTGAAAAGTCTTTTCCATCGCCACGGGCTACGTCGGCAACTAAAAGATATTTGCATTTTATATTGTATTCTTTCCAGACCCATAAATTCCTATCAATACCAAGTCTCATTTTTGGTTCTTCATGGGCAGCAGAAAGATATTCAAGATCAGCAGCATCAATTACTGTTTCGCCAGAAGCATTAAAACTGCACTCATATTCTTGTGCAACTTCACGTTTGGAAAGGTTTTTGGTTTCTTTTTCAAACCATTCTTGATTTCTGTCCGGATGAACCGTCCAATGCAGTTTGATTGGATTAAACTCGTTTGTTCCACTCTCGGCATCAATATATGCCTGATGAAACCAATTTCCAACTCCGTTTGGTGTTGATATGGCAACACAACGGCCACCTGTGGCCATCGTTGGATAAAGGCCAGCCCAAAGCTCTTGCATCCCCTCGATAAATCCTGCTTCGTCCAAGACTAAAAGGGACAGTGCCTCTGAACGTCCTGCATCGCCAGACGTAGCAGAAGACTTTATTTGAGAACCATTTGAAAGTTCAAAAGAAGTTCTATTATCTATTGCCACTGTGGCAATCGTCAACCATGCAGGAACACTTTTGATAATATATTTTACTTTTCTTACAAGATTAGAGGCCGACAACAATTTTGTTGCCAAGACTAAAACGTTCTTGTCTCTATGAAACAACATTAGCCAAGCAACATAGCCAGCAACTACGGTTGATAAACCAAGCTGTCTGGCCTTTAAAATTATGTTGAATCTATGATCTTGAATGTCTTTGATTGCAGCCTCTTGAAAAGGATACATTCTAAACGGTATTGGACCCCTTTGGGGGTGTGAGATTTTTGTGTATGTATTTATAAAATAAACTGGATTCTTACCGCACTTTAATATTTCATCTTGAATTTGCTGTTTGGTAAGTTTATACATAACATCTTATTTTATTTTTGTACTAACGTTTATTGGTGCCTTTGCTTTTTCTCTGCCCAGTTCAAGAAACTTTCTTGTTATATCTCTTGTAATGTCTTCTGACGGAGGAGATACTGACTCTACATCTTTGAGCGATGCGATCTTGTAATTCTTTTTTACCTCAACAGATGTTCTCTGTCTGGAAACTGGCTGCACCAAAACACTTACGACTCCAATTGGAGAAAGCGTAACTGTATCTTTGGTTATGGACTTATATTCTTTTTTGAGGAAAGAAACAATTTTTTCAATTATTGTTTCCATTTCTCCTTCAAAATCTTTTGTCATATATACGTCCTGCAATCTAATGTCTGCGGTATATACAACCGTAAGCATATCGCCGCTTATCTTTATTTTGAATCCATCAATAACTCTTGAATCCAATAGTGGGTCACCTTCTTCTCTCTTAAGACCAACAGAACGAGATTTACCATCTGATGCGTACTTTTCAACATGCGAACCATCATAAACATTTGCTGCTGCTTGATGAAGCCCTTGAATTATTTCGTATGTCGTTGCCATTTATTAATAATCCTCCCCCATTGATTCCCCACCATCTTCACCCATATAAGAATCATAAACCTCTTCGTCTTGGTGCAACTCTTCAGACTCCTGATCATATTCAAGAGCATGCTTTACATCGCCAATCATTCCTGCCATTTGAGATACTTTTGATTGCATCCATTCTGGTAAGTCATCATAATCGTTGATCATATCGTGAAGCTCTAAGGCATAATTTCCAATCTTATATAATTGAGATTTGGTCATATATCCTTCGTCATCGCTTTCGATATCGGAACCGCAAGTATGGGGTTCACTATCAACATCGGAATGCATTTCAAGTTCTTCTTGAATTATTTCCTTTAATCTTGTCATAGTTATTTTCATTTTTTATTTGGCCTCCATCCTGCCTTCCATCTTTCTTCTCTTCCTTCAACCCATTGAACATGGCATTTGAAGCAGCATTCGAACCTATTCATGTACAAATCATCCTTCAAATCAAAGGAGTATAAGGCACAAATTGGACAAGTTCTATTGCTATCTTTATTAAGTAGTTTTTTAGAAATAAAAACACCATTAACATTGATTTTTTGATTATTATCATTCTTTTTTTCAATATGAGAAAGTTCCTTTAGTTGTTCGATGTATGCTTTTTCTTTTTCTTCGTTCCAATTGTGCTTTGGGTTCGCTATTGCATCTTCTCCGTATTTTTCAGAAATTGCTTTTTCTATTTTAGCTATTTCGTTTAAATCTTTCATAATTCCTCATTTATTGATTTTATTCTCTGGATACCAAACTTCATTTCCTCTTTTATAGTTTTTGCATTTTTCCCAAAGCTTTTCATTAGTAAATGAAGGATCGTTCCATCTTAAATAATTATTTGGAAGCAAATAATAGTTTCCATCTTCCATGGTAATTAAATGTAAAGGCTTATGTTGTTGAGGCAACCTACTAAAACCATCATACCAATCAATTACGATACCGGTTGATAATCCATTTAAATTTTCTTTAAAATAATTTACATCAAGACCTTCTAAGTGGTTTAAGCATGTAACGTCTATGTTTATGCCCATGTTACCCCAAGGTTGTAATTGTCCACTTTTTCTAGATACAAAAGAAGTTTTATGATGAATTCCATGAAGCGGTACACCTGTCCAGTGTGCGCCAGTTTCTAAAAGCAAATGAGTTAATAAAACTTCACCTTCTCTCGCAAACACTCCATGCCAAATTGCCTCAGTTAATCCCTCGCCTCTATCTAAAAACTTATTTTCGACATAAACATAAAGGATGTTTGATATGTTGGCGTGTCTGCTCATAATTTATTGCATTTGCTCGTAAGCGTAGATCATTCCGATTGATGTTCCTATACCGGCAATAAATCCAATGCCGATCCATAGTGGTGTATGGTTTGCTGGATTCTTTTTAAGAATTTCATAAAGCTTATCGAGTTCTTTATCTTTCTCGATCATTAATGCTTCGTTTGTTTCTTTGTAGATGGTAAAGTCGTATGTTACCTTTTGCACTTCTAGCTCACACTTTATTTTTTCTTCCTTAAGAATATGCTCGCTGTCTATTTTGCATCGTTCAAGCTTGGCATCTTCTTGCGTGAACATTGTTGCCATGGCTTCTGGACGTATAAGGGTGCCAGAGAAAGGTGCTGGCTGACCTTGTTCTAATTGCTTAAAGTCCTCTGCTTGTGCTAAGTTGCACAATAATAATAAACTAATTAGCACTTAAACCATACCTTTTTGAGAGTTCATCCGAGATAGCTGACGGGTTTTCTTTAAACTTCTTGCTCAATAGCTTTTGATGTTTTTCTTGAGTTTTTCTTAACTCAACGATTTCATCATCATATCTTTTTTTCTCTTCTTCTATTTTTGCCTGATATTCCTTGAACATCTTATCGTATTGTATTCTTTGTTCTTCCATCGCACCTTGCAAGATCTTTATTTGACCATCGGAAGATTCTTGTAATATTTCAAGAGTTTGTCTCATTTTTGCCGTGGATTGATAAGAATACAACGGAACAAAGATCATGTAAGCTATAGCCAGCATGATCTTCCAATATTGCTTAACGAAGTTAAATATTGATTTTATCTTTTCCATGAACCTCGGCATATTTTGTCAGTATTTCAATAAATAGTGTTTGAAACTTTTTTGTACTCCACCTTTTCCAACCATTATGTTTCTTTATAAAGTTTCGTGTTTCATCATCTAACTCTAATGTGACTTTAGCACCACCATCTTCGGTATCAACAATGTCTATTACTTCCATTTTAAATTGAGACATAAGCATATCCATCCTTTTTTTCTATTATAATTATTTGATCAACTATATCTTTCAACGCATCCATATGGGAAATAAGCAAAACAACGTCGTAGCAACTTTTTGCCATTTCTAATATTCTGGTCAATCCTTCTATGTTCTCTCCGTCTAGTGCTGTTCCCGGTTCGTCAAGCACAATGAAATTTGCTCTTGGCAAATTGGATACTTGAAGAAATGCTAATCTAATAGCTATTGCCGCAATAGTTTTTTCCGCACCAGAACCCATTTCAATTGGACGAGGATCGTATTTTGGATGCTTTATAAAGACATTTAATTTTGTTCCATCATCTTCAAAATATACTTCAAAATCTACGATGTTCGAAAGTACTTTTGAGATCTCCATATTGATTACTGGAAGTTTCTTTTTGATTATCTCGTAAGAAATTCCATTTGCGTGCATGCATCGCATATAATAATCATATGCTGCAAATTCATCCCTGTAGTTATCTAGTTCTTGCTTTTCTGTTTTTAGTGTCTCAACCTTATTTGTTAAAGAACCAATTTTAATATAGGATTCAATTGTCTCTTTGTCAAGCTTTTCAAACTTGCGGGATGCTAAATTTAATTCTTTATTGAGGACTATCTCTTCTGTTTTAAGGTTATCAATTTTAGAAAATAGTTCGTTGTTCTTTCTAAAGATTTCTAAAGTATTTTCTATAATAACCAATCTGCTGCTCGATGTTCCAATCTCTTTTTCAATTCGATTGATATCAATTTGAAGTTTTAAGGATTTTTTCTCTGTTTCGGCTTTCTTCAAAACAATTTGTTCATATTTTGAAATTTGTGAGTCAAGCTGTGATGCGTCGAAATCTTCGATTTCTTTGGAAACTTTAGAGTGTTTATCCCCATCTTCCTTTATTGAATCGTTGATTGCTGGAATTTGCTTTTTTGCTTCATATGCATCTTTCAAGAATTTGCATGTTGGAAAGCTGGTTCCACAAGGAATCTCGCTTAGAAGTTTAATTTTTAAGTTAAGTCTCTCGGCATCCTTCTTGTTTGTGGAAATATCCGAATGTAAATTCTTAAGTTCTGTTTGTTTTTTAACAATGAAATCTTTTTTGCCTTTCAACTCTTTAATGTCGAAATTCTTAAAGAACTCTTCCATTTTAGATAGCAAGCTCTTAGCTTCGTCAGATTCTCCCTGCTTTAATAAAAGCTCTGTATTTAAGTTTTCCAAATTCTGAGAAAGTGTTTGCTTCTCATTTAAAACATTTTCTATATCAGTTGCTTCTATACCACACTCTTTGGTATGCGCTTTAATACAAGAATTCAGATTACTGATCTGTTCTTTGATATCAGAAATATTTATCTTTAGCTTCTCTGACTCGGCAGCATTACTATAGATAGTTTCATTAAGCTGAGAAAGCTGCCCTTCATTCTCATTGATCGCAGAATTATAATCCTTTCCTTCTATCTTTTTCAGCAGACCTTTTATATTTGCCGACTCTTCTTTGGCAATTTTGAATTTTGCATCAAAGATATCCAAGTCGAGAAAACGAGCAAGAATCTCCTTTCTATGAGTCGATCCATCACGAATAAACGACATTGAATCCATTTGAGAAGAGAAGGACGTTAACATAAAATCATCGATTGTACCAAAGATCTTACGAATTCTCTTATCCGTATCCGTTCTGGATAGTTCGTTCATCTGCTCCCATTGATTTGTCACAGGATCAAACAGGTTTAATGCCAATTCTGTTTTTGCTTCCTCTGTGGTTTCACCTTTAAGCTTCTTTGTATACTTCTCAGCTTTTCGTTCTATATGATACTCAAGATCGTCTACTTCGATAACTACTTTGCCACGACCACTTTGTTTTGTTTGGTTGATTACATTAGTGGTTTTTCGTTCGTTTTTCGACGTTGTATTGAAAATAGAATAAAGGATGCTATCAATTATCGAGGACTTTCCTGAATAGTTCTTTCCGAATATTCCAACAACTCCAGAGAGTTTGGAAAAGTCAATGGAGTTTCCATCGGCATAATTGAAAAGATTATCCCACTCTACACTCTTTAGCTTCCAATCTATATTTCTACCGACCTCTTCAACTGATTGGATTTGAATGTTATAACGATTATTGATTTCAAATATATGTTGTAGCATATCATCTGAGAGACTGAAATCTTTTAAGTATTCTGCCATTAACTTTTCTTGTACTTTCTGATTGCGTAAGTTTTCTTTAGCTGATATTTTGTCACCAACGACATTATCGGCTCTATTTACGTTTCTCGTTAAGAAAGAAATTGATTCTGGTTTGAATTTATCTTTTGCAACATCGGATGCTTTCTTCATCAATTCTGTTGAAAGATTATTGCTTGAAAGCAAACGAAGTCTTGCACCCAATGGAACAGAGGCATTAGATGGAACTTTTCCTTCTTCTGTTAGCTCTATTGTGCAAAACGGATATGGATTTAGAAGCTGCACATGTTCGATATGATAATCTTCTTTTCCTTTTATATCCCATAAAAGGAATCCTTTATCGTTTGTCTCGCCATGGTTTTGCTGGATTAGACTACCGGGATAACGGCAATGTCCAGCAAAGTCCAATGATTGATTAGTCTTGTGGATATCTCCTAAGAGTGCATAATCAAATTTTTCCAATACGGAAAACTCGATATCTCCATGAGTCATAGTAAAGTTCTTGTCTGTCTGTGAACCTTTCACAGAACCGTGGAACAATGCTATATTTGTTTTCGTTTCATCGACGTTCAAATCCCAATTTTCTTCGTCAACAATTGAAAGAACGTGAAAATTAAAATCATCGAATAAAGTAAACTTCTCTGAGTACTTATGCAGGATGATATTGGGGTTCTTTAATGCATCAACGATTGGTGTGATTGCATCTTGTCGATCTTTATTGGTTAAATTTAGATCGTGATTGCCTAAAATAATGTGTAATGGAGCAATTGAAGACAGGCTTTCAAAAAACTTTGCTGTCATTTCCACAAAAGATGGAGAAATTTCCAGCTTGGTATGGGCAGTATCGCCAGTGTTTATAATAATATCTGGCTTTAGCTCTCTTGCTTTCTCGTATAAAGATTCAAAAATCTCACTGTATTGCTTGTGATATTTAAAGTTTTTGACATGAACATCACTAATATGCAGTACTTTCATCTATGTCCTCTACTGTTATAGTAACACGTTGAGGCAAGATAGTCAACAGATTTTTTTATGCCGATTTAAATTTAGAAAGTTGTCCAATTATGCCAGCGAGTTGTTTCTCTCCTTCTGACCTAATTAAATTTTCTACATTCATAGCCAATTTTGGATTTGCCCTGAGTTCGTTGATCGCGTCAATAAATTGTTTTGCTATATTTGATGCTTTTATATCGGAGCCTTCGTCATATTGGAATCCAAGACTTTTTCCATACTCATGAGCAGCTTCTTCATGCGACATTTCATCATGCGTTTCTTTTATCATCTTGCGAAGTATTGATTCTGTGAGTTTCATGTTGTTCCTCTTTATATTGCTCTAATTTGACTTTCTAATAGCCAATCATCAATAATTAGTTTAGAACCTCCTTTTCTCGATAGAAACTCTTTTTTTGTCATTACTCCAACGTCTTCATAGCCAGATATATCAATCTTGTGAACTTTGATATCATAATTGGCCAGCTTCTCTATAATAAGGTTTGACTTTTTTTCTGCATCCGGATCAAGAGCAATATACACCGTTGGATCGTACTGGACAATTTTGTTAAATAATATTGAACCTTCATGTAAGGTAGAGCCAAGCAATGGAATTGAATTCTCTGCCTTTATAGCATCGAACACCCCTTCTACCAAAATAATATCTTTATTCCAATCTATAAAAAGTTCGTTGAACACAACATCTTTAGAAACATTTGGATTCATATATCTTGGGAATTCTTTGCCGTATGCTCTGGCAATAAAATAATTGCAGTTTCCATCTTGATTAAATGAAGGTACAATTATACGTCCTGAGTAATCTCCCGATAAGCAAACACCAATTTTCCATAGGATAATGTCTTGTTTTGTTAATCCACGATCAAGTAAATATTTAATAGCGAAATTGGTTGTAACAGGAAGATTCTTGTTTGCCAAAGAAATAAACTCTTTTGGTAAATCAACAATTTCTTCTACGAGTTCTTTCTTGCTTTCGAATAAATCCGTATTCAATCGAGAAAGATCCACAATATTATGGAGTTTGTCCCACTCGTAAAGGTGCGAGGGAGATAGTCTATTTTTTAATAACCTGCGGATATTCTTGCCACGAACATCGCAAACCCAGCATTTAAAATTGTTTGAAAGCAGGTTAACGCTTAACTTGCGTTTGTGGTGCTTGCAGAACGGACAAAAAAACAACAACTCTTCGCCAGACCTGACGTACTCTCCAAGTGCTGACGAAATCAAAAAAGTTTTGTTATTCATGTTATTAGTATATCACGAATGCATGTGCTTTGCAGAAAAATCTTTATAGAATCTGTAGACCGTATAAGGCAATCACGATAGCATCTGCTTTATCATCGGTGCCGGGAACAGGATTCCCGTGGGCTGTCATATTATAAATAAAATCTGGATGGTTCTTCTGAACATATTCTATGATGTGCTTTTTAGTTTCGTTCTGTTTGGTTCCTTTGGGAATTTTAATTCCAAGACCATTTCTTGCTGCTCTAACGTTGATCATTCTGGGCAGGAATTCAAATATATTATAGACAGAATAGCTGCACATGCCATTAAATCTTTGTAGCTTTGCCATGGTAAAAGCAGTTGTCTTACCGGAAGAAAAAGCAATAAAAGGTTCTTCAACAAAAACATCAGTTATAATGTAGTGTTTTTGAAGTTTCAGAAGTTTGTTTTCTAGAAATTTTGCTTTCTCCTCTAAAGGAGTTTCTGGCTTAAATTTGATCACATCGGTTGTAACTATTCTTTTATCAAGGTCTATGACGGCAATACCAATTTTTGATGTACTTACGTCTAAACCCAATACCATCGGGGTTTCATTCATATTTTAATTCCTATATTTGTTAATCTTATTTCTGTCTAAACTTCGAAATAGTACGCTGCCTAAAAATCGATCTTCATTTTAAATGTTAGATCTCGGTCCTCAGTTTTCTTAACCGGTTCTGCAACATTTGCAATAGCAATGAGGTTTTTATTCTCGTCATATATGCCTATCTTTGTAATATAAGTTGTTTTTTTAAAATTTGGTTCTGGATCGGAATATGATGCAGATACAGTATTTTTGATGTTAACCTCTGCTTCTCCAAATGAGTATGATGAAGAGTAGTACAAATTTAAATTTGGGGAAGTTTTATCAATATAAGTTGGATTATTAGAATGGTTTAATTCGCCTCTAGGAGCGTGTGCAAGCATGGTCAAAACAGGGACGTAGTTTGTACCCTTATAGTCGAAAGAATAGCTGTAAAGCGAGCCAGAGGCCGATCCAGTGGGCTGTAGCAGACCGTCATTCATTCCCCAACCAAAATATAACCATGAAGTGGTCTGTGGATTTGTTATGTCATCTAAGTAATTTACAAGATCGCTTTTGATTGTCCAACTTCCTGTAAGAACTAAAAACCCTTCATTATAAAGTGCCACACCGGCAATAGAGCCAGAGCCAACAGATCCACTTGGTCCAATCTGGATTAGTTCTCCATTTTGTCTTGTGTCTTTTATTTCTGCAATCAAGGTGCCTGTATAAAACATTTTTAAATTTATTGTGTTTTTTTCTATAGAAGAACCATAAAAAATGCTTGGTATATTTATAAGATTGATTTGTTGTTCTGATTTATCTCCAAGTGATGAAGAAAAGGCATAATGCTGAGATAATGGCAGATAATAATTTAATGTATTTCTAAGTCCATCAACGTGCGGCCTAGATTCTCCACTTACATAAAATTCTCTAATTATAGAAGCTGATAGTGGATAGCTGCCAGATATTATATCACCATAACTGAAGTCTGAATTGAATTGTGAAGTAGATACAGTCTTGAAGGCACCTAAACTTCCAGCCTTTGTTATAAACGGATAGATCAAACCAGTTTTTGCTTCGCTTCTATCAACATTTAGTTCATATAAGCTTATGGCACCCTCTGGAACTAACCCGGTAGTTGCAGTAAATGCGCCAGAAACTGCTGTCTTATTATTGTAATAGACTTTGCCTCTATGAATATAGAAATTAAATTTTGGATGTGTTTCTAATCTATTGTAGAACAGATCGTTTTCACCAAATTTATATATCATTATTAATCATTGCTCTGATATAAATAGAGGGCTTATTGTTTTTTCTGTCCAAACTTCAAAGAGGATACCTTTGCTGTCACAATATTCTTGTGTTGAGAAAGAGGAAAGACCCTGCTGATGAAAAGAAACACTACCCTCAAAAGGGAATCAATAGTCCAATCTGACTCTCAAAGTAAGCTCATTCGTCGGATCCTTTTTCAATGGTTCCGATACTTTTGCTACTGCCATTAGTTCATTATCACCAGAATATAAGCCAACTGTTGTTATATACGAAACTGGCATATCTGTTGATGTATTTTTGACAACCATCTTGCTGCTTGACAGATAAGTTGGATTTGAACTATAGTTAAAGTCATTGTGAGCAGCACGACAGAAATATATTGTTGAGTTTAGCTCTGTTGTATTGTTGAAGGTGATATTGGATATTCTGGCTCTAAGAGTATTCGTAATGTTTTCTATTGTAGAACCGGAAAGGGTGGCACCTCGGGTAAGAATACCAGTAGAGCCGGAAGAGAAGGCGGCGGTATTAAAAACAGTTTGAGCTACAATTGCAATACCTGCTTGGTAATATACTAGGCCGCGAGAAGCAGAACCGCTATAAAGAATGCCGTATTCTCCTGCTGGGGAGTTGATTCTATAATCGTTTTGGGCATCGGTGTCGCTTAGTGTCAACAGTGTTCCTGCCGCAACTGTTGGAGCAGCGCCGGTCATAAACGACATTGAAAAAGAGCCTTTCTTTATTTCGTCTTTCGTCAATAAGCGAGAAAAATTAAATATAAGCACTGTATCGAATTTATCGCCGCCACCTGCAATATCTCCATCTGCATCGAACTGCATTATGCTTCCCGTTGAGTCAAAGCCAACCAACATTTGTGCCATTTGATTATAGATATTTATTTTCTTGCCAACTTGGATATGTGCGGAAGAGGTACCGGAAAGTGCTGAACTAGCGGCATATCCAAAGGTCATATCGACTATATGATTTGCTGAAGAGCTTAAATAAGGATAATCATAAACTGATTGAAACATCCCATGAGAATAGTTTTTTATATTGTTGTCAGAAGGCCATGTTCCGTATGTTCCTGAAAATAAAGTTCCAGTTAATGGTATTGCTTCGTGCAAGAGAGTTCTTGTCGAAACTACATCACTTGTGGAAAGATTTTTGAATGTTGTTGCCATTATATTATTTTATACCTCTATATTGTTTTGGCGAATCTAACTGGAACATCAATTGAATATCCGGTTGTTACACCAGTAACCCTTACGTTGCTATCCAGAGTGTTGTATGTGACAACCGAGACAGGGCCTGAGCCAGTGATGGCGTTTGTTGAGCCAAGTAAATTAAATAGATATGTACTTGAATTTAAGTCAAGCGATGCTTGAAGTTTAAACTGCAAATACGTCCCTCTGGGTCCAGCTATAACCATACCAGCGGAATTTGCTGTTCTATCTGTAATTTCTTTTATATAATCGAGATCTGAATCCGCAGAGAAGTAATAACTGGCAATATTATCATCATCAATAAAAGAAACAACTGCTCTTGAATTATCGAATGTACTTATAACATTTGCCAATCGGTTATCGATCTGAACGATGTATTGAGTTTCAATTAAATCTGAGTCTATGGCGAAGGCAGGGGAAACCTCTGTTGTGTCCAACCCCTGATCGGTACGAATCCCACCACCATTTGCTGGTGTTTCTCCAAACAATACGCCAGTAGCAGTTCCAAGAGAGGTTTCAGTGTCTGTATCTACTGCCACTACGAACAGTCTAGATGAATGTTCAGCAAAACCAGTTACAACATCATTTATTTTTATGGTTGGAAGATACAATAAATTGTTTCTTGGTATTGACAGTAATTTAGATTTTAATGAAATACTGTTATTTGTAAATGCCTCAAAAACTGGTGATTGTAAAATATCTAAATCATAATAAGCAGAACCACTTGCATGGTTTTTATTATACAATCCATAGTTAATTTCATCGTCGCCGAACGCAAATTTTGAAATTCTGAATGAACCATCGCCTTTTGATAGTCTAAATCTTCCGGTGTCTGTCAAGACCGCATCTAAAATAATGTCGCCGCTGTTATCTAAAAATGCCATATTTGTTCCTCTACCCTATAAATAGTGTATTATAAGTTTTCTTTATCTATTTCTACTTCCAAGTTTAGATTCAAGTCGAACATTTTACCTGTTTTTTTAGAAATAAATCTTAACTTAAAACTCTTGTTCCATACTGGCATCTCTGCCACCCCTAATATATTTGGGCTTCCTAATCCGTATATATCATCTGCTTTTGTCATTCCATATTTTTCTACCATGGCTTCGTTAACAAATGTTTGCAAAATTTCCGGCTTTATATAAAAAAGCTTCTTCAACACCTTCTTGCCTATTTTATTTTCTTTAAAATCCTTAATGCTCAACATATTTGTTTGTAAGTAGATCGCGCCATCATTATCAACCATTTGGATTTCATATACATCCGTTGGATTGGAGATATGGCCGTGAAAATCAATAGTTCTAAAGGTGTAATAATATTTTGTATTTGGAGCTATTGTATCAATAAAGCTGGCAGACGATGCTTTTACGGGAGTATTTAAATTATAATCGGTAGCAACGTTGGCAATCCTGCTATTCTCAAAACTTGAATACGATGTTGGTTTTGAGTTTAATCTGAAGACTTCAAAGAACGAAGCAATATCGTCCGATTTAAATCTTATTTTATCATTTGGCAACGATGTGAACATCGTATTGATCACCTTATTGGACGCAGCTTCGTCTGAATTGATTTGATAAAATGGGGCCACTTCTTCGCCAGTTGAATTATTGAAGAAAAACTTTATTTTATTATTTATGTTTTTGCTTGGTATAACAAGAATTTCTGGTGGCAGTGGGGGGTCATCAATAATTTTGTTGGTTACGTTGTAGACAGGTATTTCCACTAAAGTAACAACTGGAGTGGTTGTGTAATCAAGCGTTGCAATGAAGCTGCTTCCGGCAGCAGAAGTTCCCATATTAGCCGTGCTTATTCCGCTGCCGATAACTATTGCAAAAGATGATATTTTATAATCATAAGAAGTGTTGTATTTTACTTGCGTATCTATAAATTGGAAAGTGTCCATTTCTGCCGAGTTCGGAATCCAAAATGTCTGGATTGGGATCGCGGAGCCGGTTCTATGCTTAGTTACCTTATAAAACACTGCCTCAGAATAAGCTGGCTCTGCGCTAATTGTTTGATCAAAATTTCTCTGCGTTAGAGCGGCTAATTTTCTTAATTTACCATAAAATATTAAATAGCTTAAAGCCCTAGCAAATTCATACCCTTTTTCGGTTATCTTTTTAGTTTCGTCATCAATGCCCAATATGAGCGTGTTATCGTTGTTTGTTTCGCTTGGTGTAAAATCATCTTTTGTTTTTTGCCACCAATCGTATATATTGTATGTATTTAATACCTTTGTTGAAACGTTGTTTTTTGTTGTTGGGTTGAGAACGCTACCGACAGCATATTCTACAACCTGCTCGCTATAAGCAAAACTGCCTAATTGTGGGGGACTGTTTATAACATAATTGATTAAAGAAAGAGTTAGGTTAGAGTCTCTTAGTAAAGTTGAAAAACCTGAAAACTTATCCATTGTTATGTTTATTTCGCTATACATTGGGTAGAGTTCTTTGTAGGCACTCATTTCATTTATTGCTTTTAGCTGTTCTGGCGGGACAACAATGTTTCTCATAACATTGGTTATATTTTTCGTATTAACAATAATTCTCCTATTTTGAATTTTCTTTAGCGTTTTCGCAAATAAATCGTGGTATTCTCCTTGTGGAGATTTGTTGGTTAAGGCTTTTTTCTGTATCGAATATGTTTCTGTTGCGTTTAACGTATTGTTTAGTGTGACAATATTATTAAAAATTCTTGTTTGGCTTCCTATGTCCTCTTCTGTTTTGGCGTACATAATTGCGTACATATTGGGAAGTATTTTTTCGTCAAAAAATGGTGCTTGGATTGTTTTTTCAAACGCTTCAATCAAAAAGTTGTATTCATAATTAACATTGGCAATATAAGTTTGTTGTGTTAAAGAAAGATTGGCGGCATCATTCAGATCGTAAAATCCCTCAATATTAGTAAAGTGATCAGACGGAACATTTGTCACCAAATTGTTGGAGACAAAAGTTGACCAATCAGATAAACTGTCAGTAGAATTTGTTTTAGAAAACTCATATGTCTGAGTTATTGTGGGTAAGGTGCCAAGGTCTGATGTTGTTGTTTTAATAAATTTCTTTATTACCGTCGAATTTTCAGCCAATCCAAAAGTTGAATTTGTAGATATACTTTCAGCAGTTATAGCGGGGCCAACATTAAATAAACTTCTTATTTCCGCCGCATTTTGCCGTTCTGTTATTGTAATTTTTCTATTAATTGGCATTATCTAACTCTAATTTTGAATATGTATAGCTTGGTTTTATTTCTGCGTCAATTGTATTGGCAACAATTAATTGCTTCGTTAGTTCTGTTTGCGTAACGCTTCCGGCTGTTATATTTAAGCTAGAATATATATTGTTCACGCTAACCGTGGAGTTGCCAACATTAATGTTGATGTTTGGCAATATATTGCGTGGCTTAGAAACAGAAACTGATGGTGTTATTTCTTCTTTTTCAAGAATAGAAAATTCATTATATGTATCATAATTAAATCCAGTTTCTGTTCCAATATTAAATAGCTTGTTTGTATATTGTTTTGTTCTTATGACAATCTGGCCTTCCAAAGAATCATAAGCTTGTTTGTTCAACAAGCTCCAAATTGGCAGGTTAATGTTGCCTTTTTCAAATCCTGCCAGATATTCAGTCTGACATATGTTTTGAAAATTCAATCTCATAAAGTTTTTTGTATCCGGATGTAAAAATGGATCAAACCCAATGCTGCTTAGTTTGAACTTTGTTGGAGTTACCGTACTAAGCATAAGGCTTTTCGTCTGCAAAGGAATGGCAGCAAGACTATTCACGACAATCGGGGTTGCAATCGAAATCGTTGAACTACCAGAAGTGGACTGAATGGCCGATGTGGTAACCATAGTCGTGGTTATCGTTTTCTCTTTGGCTGTGTTCAAAATACTTGTATTAGATGTGATGCTAAATTTATCAATTGTATTAATCGATGTAACGTCATTAAAAGTGTCGTTTTTGGCAGTTGGACGGATGATATCGTCAAGCAAAAAATTAGTTAATGAAACCATTTTCAATAGCATATTTTCGTTTTTACCTTCGCCGTTTGATCTTTTGCAAAAATCATTTAAAGTGAAACTATTTGTGGCAGTATTAAATCCATCATTGTCAAATATATTGGATGCATCAGATAATAGCGAGGGCTTTGCTATAAAGGACAGTTGTATTGTTGTGGTTAAATTAGAAGAAAAATCCTCAACCGTAGAAAGGCTTAAGTTTGTTTTTGTGGATAATTCATTATTAACGCTTTTATCTGCCACGTTGTTTGTCGAAACAGACTTGTTAATAATCATATCATATTTTTCTGGATTTGTGTTCGAAATATCTGTTGTATCCAGTTTGATTTCCTTTCCATCAACAATCGCTATGGCGGGAGAAAAATAACAAGAGCTATAACTCGTTATATCTCCCAGTGACGCTAACTCGTCAGAACTAAAACTCCCTGCTGTATTAAATGCTGTAATATTGCTTGTTGATGGAAAATATTTATTCATTTCCGTGTTAATCCGAAGATCAAAGACAGACTTTGCTACCTTTGATAGACCAATAGAATTTGCTGATAAGTCTTGTGCCGTAGCAACATTCAAATAATCAATCCCAACTTTTCTAATATCAGAATTAATAACGTTGCTAAATGTGTGTGTTATTAGCCGTGATTTTAAAACACTTGATTTATATGAAAGTGAACTCTTATCTTGCTTTTCATCCAAAGAATATATTTTTCTTATGTTTGCGATGGTGCTATCAATTTTAGAGACAATGCTGCTAATGCTGGTCGGGCTTGTTGTTGTCGGGTTCAGCAAATTATAATATTGCTCAACCATTTCTGACACATTGGCCTCTTTGTTTATTTGCCTTTTTGTGTCCGACAACAACGACGGAACTTCAATCCACGGAGCGTGCTGTATTGTTAGTACTTGATTTATCGCTCCAGCTTGAATGACTGATTTAAGATTCAGTGTTTTATACTTTGTGTTTTGGGTTGCAATAAATTTGTCATTTTGCCTATTTTCTGCCATAGAGAACATATCAGACCTTTCTGCTTCTGATAAATAAGCCAATGTCTTTGTCCTCGCTTTATAAAGATTGTCAACCCTTTTCTGATTTAGCTCGCCTATTCTGTCTTCAACCTCTATTTCAATGCCGTATCTATATTCGCCGGTTGACAAAGTTGAAATTTCATAATCAGTAAATGTAAACGTTCTAAACCCTTTTGCGTTTGAAACATTAATCTCTGTGATTGAAGCAATTTTTTTCAATGTTTCGACCGTAGCAAAAGTTGGCAATGTTGAACCAAAGTTTCCATTTGTCAGATCGTTTATTGATGTGGTATACATCTTGCCATATCCATCAATAAAAGAAAATTTATTAACAATATTTCCAAATGAAGTTTCAGATGTTGTTATTAGTGTTTTATCCGGAGTGTATTCACTAAACGGATAAACAACTGAATCAACTGTTTTTACTCGTTTTCTTATGATACTAATTTTTTTAATCTTGATGTAATTATGGGACTCTTCATCGTTATATATTTCTGGCGTACTGGAGTTTTTCTTAAGGTATGAAATAATGTCGAATACAAAAAGTGATGAATATGTATTATTTTTCTGTCTAGACAAATAAAGCTGCGACAAAAACGATTGTTGCTGTGGAATAATACTGGGTATTTCACGGGAGATGCTTGACGATCCTACCTGTGGTACTATTTCTCTACTTATAACAGTTTCAGTATCTATCTCGGACATATTTCTAGAGTCAATGATTTTTTTATTAGTTGTCGTAACCAGATTTAAAGGTCGCAACGTTGCTTCTTGTGCAGAAGACGTTGGTTTTGTTGCGTAGAATTTTCCGTTCTTTCCCTTTATTGGGGTGCCAATAAAAATATTGTTATTTTGATCTGTCAGCGTATACGCTTTATTATTTGTTTTTGACTTTTCGATAACTCTTTCTTTTGTTATGTTTCCCTTAACATCAAAATCATTTGTCATATTAAGCTCAAAAGTGCTTATCAATTCGTCAACATCTAAATAAGCAAACGCAAATACATCCAAGTGTTCTTTTTCTGGGTTCTTGCTTGTAAATCTTATTTTATTTGTATATTTAGAGATTTTTATATTATTATTTTCAGTTACGGTTGGGGCCATTAAATAAAAATCACTTAATTTGAACAAGCGTTCCGAATATGAAGCTATGTTTTTAAGCTTTGTATAATCAGTCGGAAAATTGTTTGCTATTAATTCGGCTGTTAAATCAGAGCTTAAACTCTGGATTACTTTAACGTAGACAAAATCAAGAAAATTGGTTTTACCAAAAACCAAAGAAGTGTTTTGATCTTTTGTTTTTGTAGACGAAAGAGAGATATCAAGAAAAAAGTTTTTATTCTGTGTTTGTTGTTGTGTTATAGACGGCATCGCATTTTGTACTAATTTGTTTCCAGAAATTCCAGTTCGAACATACTCTCTGCTACTGTTAATGTGAGGATTACTTTCCGGCTCTGGATCTGTTCCAATAGACAATTGAATGCTATCGATGCTTATGTTTGGCAAATTGTTGCCAACAAGATTCTGTAATCCATCGTATATTAACGCCATGTATTAAATATAACCCTATCTAATTTTAACTCAATTATATATCGCACTTCTCTACATCATCGTCAATAATGTTGGACTGATATAGGTTAACTGGAGATGGCACATTCTTAATATCCTCGCAATCAAAATCATCATCTAACATATAATCCATTTTTTTCATTCTTGAAATAGATTCGCAAATTAGCTCTTCTGGAATTTCGTCGTCAGCAAGTATTTCAAAATAATGATCTATAAATTCTGGCAGCTTTTCTGGTTTGGGATCCCACGGAGAGAGATTAAGAAAAGATGGGTTTATTTTTTGAAATGGCAACGGTATTAACTGTTCATAGCTGGATCCTATCGCGGTAGAAACCGTACTGCCAGAAACTGTTTCTACCAAAAATGGCAAAATTTCAAAATTCTCTTTTTCAAACTCTGTATTGTTTTCCATTAACTGAAATAACAAATAATCTTCCGTTATCTGAAATGCCGTATCAGAACCATCGAACTTGGATGGTACGGAATATTTTATTTTATTGGTTTCTATTCCGGCCTTGGAAACGTCGATTGGTTTTATTGTAAATTTGATTGTTGCATTTAGTTGAGGAATTCTTTGAATAGAATAGGAACTAGAATAAGAAGTAGCTACAGATCCGGACAACTCTCCATTAAAAAATACAACAGAGAAATTTGGGGCTTTCTGGGTGCCAAGATCGGAGTTTCCCAAGGGCAGCACTTGTGTATAAGCTGCTTCTGCTGGATTTGTAAATGATAATATTGCGGAATCTGGTTCATTCGCCAATCTGTTCCTGTTGGCTTCGACAAATGCATTTACTGCGGTTTCTCTGCCAGAAAATACATATTGAGTCTTATTATATGGCGTTTCATCTTGGATTCTGTTTTCAATTGTCGTTAGTACTTCGCCAGATATACCAGAATAACTTGAATCATACAGAATATTATTATCAAAAAAAGTATAATAAACTGGCTTAAACTTGCCCAAAGATAATAATTGTTTGCCGTATTGCGTAAGTTGTAAGTCTATGACTTCTTCTTTTTTATTAAAGAAAGACATTACTTAATCCCCTTTATTGCCGCAAGTGCCGCAGTTGTTGTAGTGGTTGTGGTAGAAACTAGATTGCTTAAATTTGCACCTATTAGTGCTGTGCCGCTAGTGGGCTTTGTTTTTTCTGGAGTAAATATTTTTGTTGATGAATCATCATCTGGCTTTTCAAGATCAATTGCCACCTTAATTTCGGCCAGTTCAACCAAGGAAAAATAATCATATGGCCAGTTATAGCTGTACTTAACATCAGCAAATAGATTTGTATTAGTGTTTGAAAACAAGCCGATAGTTTTAGCGTCGATCAGTTGATTATTTGTATCAATCGCTTTATTGCCGAGGAATTCATTATAATCATATTTTGCCTTTTGCTTGATCTTAAACACCATCCATTGAATATTTGAATCAATTGTTTGATTCTTCAAGGCATTTGCGTGGCCCATCAATTCATTGTAAAGAAGCTTATGAGAAATTGAAAAGACTTTCTTTTGTACTGCCTTTGAGCTAACCGGTGGTAGATTCTGCCAAATATATGAAAGATCGTTTTCGTCCAAATCATAGTCAAATTCAAATACATACATAGAAACTGGAATGATATCTGTGTTGAGCTTGTAATCAAACATTGGTGGAAATATGTATTTGTCCAAATAAGAAGAAAGCATCTTAATTGTTTCGCCCGGTTCATCTGATCTGTCTGCTCTTCTATTGACTTCAATTCCCAAAGAAATATCTATAGTTTCTTTGGGAATTTCGAAGAACTTCTTTATTCCTCCTTCTTCAACAAATGGCACTGCAACTACTGCTTCGTAGACTTTCTTGGTTTTTTGTAGCTGGCCGAGTTTTACTGGCTGTGTTGAAAATCCAACTAATTCTGTTAAGTTTTGTATACTTGATGAACCCTGATAATAAGCCGATCCTGTTGCTATTGGATTGTATGTCAACCAGCCTTGTGGTATTTCATCAATCTGTATATAAATTCCTTCATTATCGTTTGATAATTTACCAAATTGATGCCACATGCCTGAGCCTGCGGGAAGGGTGGCACCTCCACCGCCGCCGTTGGAACCAGATATGTCAGCAAAATTTAACATCGGTGTTTCGAACTTTGTTTCGATATTCCAAGCATATGATAAATCACTTGTTTTCAATAATGTTGTAGAAGCTGCGCTATTGATTTCAGAATTAACAACTATTTTATAATTTTGCAAGTTTAATGTCGCATCAAGTTGCATGGAGTTGGCATTGATTCTTGTTTTGTCCAATAAGTAATAGGTGTCGGCTTCATCTTTGGTTGGTTGCCACACATTTATAGAGCCAGTAGTAATTTCCGACCCAACGGAAGCACTCCAAGCAAGATTCGCAGTATCAAATCTAAGATAGTTTATTCTGCTGTTGCGTATAATATCTTGAATTGTATATACTTTTGTTTCTGTGGCTTTGAAAACAATATCGGCCCATGACTCTCCGTAATAATATGGCGGGGTGTATATTGGATTCCACCCGGTTCTGGCGTCCCTTGAGAAGAAACTGTTGCCGATGTTGGTCTTTTGGGGGCTCGTAGTAGCGGTAGAGGAAGTGGAAGATGCAAAATCTGGTCCAAATGCCGATGGACGACTATACATTGTGAAGGTTTCTTCAAGAAGATTATTTGGACGAAGAAGACTGAGCAAGGAACTAGTAAGCGATACAGGCACATTATTTGTTATACTATGACGAGATACATAATCATAATTTCCCTCCGGGTCTTGTGGCAGATCATAATTTGATGGAAAAAAGTTTCTCACTTGATTTAAAGAACGATACATACGCAATCTAGCGCCATATATCGATCCAGAAGTTAATGAAAGATTTAATATATTTTCTGGTTTTGAAGTTAAAGATGAAAGCTTATTGTCTATTAGGAAAAAATTAACAACTTCCGATAGGAAGTTATTGACCATAAATTTATATTTATTATCTCCGTCTGTTTTAAGTATGGAAGTACTAACGCCGTCTGAGCCTGTATGGTTAAGATCCGCTGAAGTGAAATTTCTTTCTCTTATATTGGTGCTAGCTGACGGATGCGATTCAAAATCATACAGAGTAGTATTTTTTATATATTTTTCTGGCTCTAACAACGCTTCAAACGGCAACCTTTTCGAAATAAAAGCATCTGTGGCGTTTCTTGCGACAATCATAGTATTTTTCTCCGTGCCGGCTTCGACCGCTTCGGTGGTCACAATGGCTTTATAACTATAAAGTGCGGCAGAGCCACTATTGTTTGATCCGCTTACTGCATCTAAAACTGGTTTTTGTAAAATTGCGTAGTCAACTGCAACTCCAGATTTAATCGCGTTAAATAGAAGACCGGGGCCCAAAAATGGAGTCATCACATTTCTATGCAGAATGCTGTTGGTAAAGCTTCCCGATCCCACCCCTGCATATGAACTTGATGCTATCGAAGAAGAAACGTATGGTAAATAAGAGCCAGAAAACGCCAATGCTATATCGACTGTTCTATCAGCCGGAAAGAACCCTTTATATGGAACAAACTTAACGTAAGCATTACACTCCAGCGTTAATCTCATAGGATCTACAAGATCTTTGTGTTCATTTTTAACTATTGAAAAATTCTTCATAAATTCTGTATTTGTATATGTTTTGTAAAACACAGAAGAAGTATTGTTTGAACTATCGGGGTCGCCTCCGATAATCGAGATATCGTTAAGTACATTAACGTTTTTAGATGCTAAGTATTGATCAATCTTGTTTTCCACCCTGAACTCTGGTATTAGCGACCCATTTTTTCCGATGTAAGAAATATCATCGGAATACTCATAATAAGAATCGTAGAAAGGATTAATAGATGCATCAGTTTGTGTGCCGTCCTCGTTTAACACTGATGCGCTAACAGCGGCGACCCATGCAAATTCGCCGGCTCCTATAGTATAGGAGGCGGAAGACGCAAGCGGAGGGCCGGCGGCCTTACCGCTGGGGCTTTGTGCAGAGGCGGGACGGGGCAACATATGCTTTCTTGCATAAAGTGGAGAAATCTTTAAAGCACTTGCAGATGCTTCTGTAGAATAATAGAACGAATGATTGTTTTGTAATATTCCTGCTCCATTACCGGTGGCACTTGCTCCGAACGTAGTTCTTGTGGCAAAATCACTTGGGGCGTCAAGGGGCCACATACTCTGGCTGGGTATTGTTGTGGATCCGAAGGACGAAGATAAATTATCTGCTATTCTATCTGTTTGGGAATCCCTCCAGAATTGATTGTCAAAATTGGAGCGTCTTCTTATTATTGCTTTGAACCTATTGATTGCAGATGGATATACATCTTCTTCATATCTTAAAGAATTGAATTTGCTGATCGGGCTTAAACTGCTTTGTAGGGCACCGTTTAAATAAAGCTTAGAAATTTTATTATATGATTCATTCTCGCATTTGATCAGGCCAAGTAAAGAAGTAAATTCATCATTACAAAAATATTCATTTTCGTTTTGATTGCTAAATGTAAATTGAACATTTGCTGCACTTTTTCCATCATCATAGCCAAGTGACGTTTTTATCGGTTTTCTGTAAACGACGAAAGGTTCTGTAAAAAATACATTTTGTTTTTTGCCAACAAGAGTTTCATTGCGCGAATTCACTCCTTGTACTAAGGACTTTTCTGTACCAAATTGACTGTTTTTAATTTGGTATCTTACAACGGGATGTGCATTGCGATTTATTTGTTTAAAGGTCGGGTATTGATATAACCCATTTCTCATTATCATTAATGCGTTGAATAAGCCTGCGATGTTCGCAGTAGGGAGGCTCGCTACTACGGAGCTTGTTAAAGTAGATAAAGGTGCTGTAGATATTCCGAGAGTATCGACTGTCACACTTTCCACAATAATGGTGTTTAACCCTACAGAATCAACCGTTGTAACAGCGCCGGTTAAAACAAAAGTTCTAGCTGCATTTAGTCCAACATCAGATACTGTAACAAGAGGCAAGGTTTGAACCATGGAAGTGGTTCCACTTGGAGCCGTAACAAAATTATTAACAAAACCAAAATTAACTATGTTTCCACCTACAACTCCTTGTATCAAAGATGCCGTAATCCAAGCATAACCAGAATCTTTTCTTGGAATTTGATGTGAAATAAATCCGTTGTCATATACGGGTGTTATTCCAGAATCAATAGATTTGTAAATTGTATTTTTGTTTACTTTATGAATTGATGGAACAACCGAAGATCCGCTCATAAAACCGCCAAATACTGATGATCTTGCCAATAACGAATTATAAGTTATTCCATTTGTGCCGCTTATTATCGAAGGATATATATATTGATTAGTCGTTGTTGTCTCTACGGTCAAGGTATCCGAAATTCTTCTTGCATCGCCGATGATTTGTTTGTTTCTGAAGGGCATCGCATTGTAGGGAGACATTTCTTCCGCAAATCTATTTAGATACCCTCTAGAAAGCGTTCTAACCTCGCCGGGAGCCGAGAAGCGATTACCTATGATACTTTTATTGACCGTTCTTGTGGGTAGGCTAAAATCGATTCTATAGTCGTTTGGAGCGGTCCTTAATATTTCTTTTAATTCTGTTTGATATAAATTAATTGCTGCACCTGTTTGCTCAATAAGAAGCATATTATTGTTGGTTCTGCCAACAGAATGTACAACTTCATAATTTGAAGTATAGTTGCCCAAATTATTAGATGATGTAACCGATTGGATATTCCGTATATTAACGGGTCTTTTTGCGGTTTCTTCTCTGTAGTAATATGCTCTCTTGTGAACCAAGACAGGATATGATGGTTCTGTTGGATTTCCCTCTGGATATGGATAATCTGCTCCTACAAATCCCAATGTTGCTTGATATGAAGAAGTGCCAATTTGTCCAAGCAATAATTTCCAAGCTTCTGGTCTGGTTGTGTAACTGTCGGTTCCTCCATTAATAGCAACGTGTCTCGATTGCAAACCACCAACCCATTGATTTGTAAATGGTCCCTGAACTGGTCTTTCTTTGTCTGAGCCGTAAACATCATTATGTAAGTTGGTTATGATTACACCGCTCATAAAACCGGAAACCACTTCTGCATTATAGCCAGATGTTATGTTGCCACTTACGAAAGTAGCAGGAATTGCAATGTTAGATTTTAACTTCTCTCCGTATCCAAGTGTAGTATCTGTATAATCTCTTCCTTGAATAGCTGTAAAATTATATTTTATCTTTGCGTTTGGAGATTTAACGTCGCTTATGTCCTTTAACAATGAGGACGTATTTTCCACACCGACAAACAATATGTTTGCAGGAATATTGAATATTCCGTCGTTAATCGTTGGGCCGTGGGGGGCAGTAGCGATCTTAAGAAAATCAATTTTGTTATTCTTTGGGAAATTAACGCCAGATCGATATTCTTTTACTTCATCGACAACATATCGCATTGGCGTTGTAAATCTTCTGTTTAAAGCAGAAGTTGTGGCAGCAAAAATGGCATTTCTGCTAAAATTAGATCCAGAAATGCTTGATGATAATGGCACAGTTGTTCTTTCTGCTTTATTTAGCCAATAATCTGCATTATCTGATTGCAAACCAGAAAGAGGTCTATGGCCAAACTTCCAATTATAAAGTAATCTATTTATTGATTCTAATCCAGATTCTGGATCTGTTCCCTTGAAATCGATTGTTGGGAATTTTGTCCAATATTTATTTCTTTCAAGGATATGACTTTCAATAATATTGAAAATCTTTTCTGATACGTTTGCAGATGCGGGTGTTAGCTGCGCTATAAATACAGATAATGCTGAATCTAGCCATTTATAAAAATCAATAAATTTATCAAGACTTGGAACGTTTTGAACTCTTTCAAAGAATAACTGTCTTAATTTAGACATATCCTTGTATTCTTGACGATATCTATTGACGGGTTCACCAATTAAGTTATTAAATTCGATTATTGTTCCAAACATGTTCAGCATTTCTTCTGAAATGTTTTGATACATGCTTTTTTCAAATGTATAGAAATAATTTGAAGGTCTGGTTTCTCTATTGAAAGTTATATCATCTTGATTTAATATCTGGATTGAGTCAAGAGTATCTAAGCTTTCTGGCAGTTGTTGTTTTGCAGCAAACACATATTCTGTATTTACAACCTGTGTTTCGTTGGGGAGAAAGAAGTCTCCTCTACCGGTATATTGATGATTAAGGATTTGTCCCAACCACCCATATCTACTTAACAAATCAATAGAGCCAGAAGTGGCATCTGGAACTATAAATTGTGCAACTTTATTGGTTGGGTTTCCATCACCATTGTCGGAAGAGGTTACTGTTGTAAAGTCCCAATTTAATGCTAATGTTTCTATTTGTGGGACGTATGTTCCACTAATCCCGGTTAATGAGGGGGCATATGCGTTTCTGTATGCGTGTAAAGAGCCATAATTTGATGCATCTTTAGAGTGGGCTCTTATAACGTCATTGTCTAAGTATGATTGCCAATATTTAAGAGTTGATATTTTGGTGTCTGTTCTTGTTATGACGTTCTGCGAGGATGTGAAATTAAGAACGTGCGAACCAATATAAAATCTTTTTGCTTTAGTAAAGAATTTCTTTCCCAATGCATTGCTTACGCTTTGAGATACTGTGAATTCTTGCTCAATAGTATCTAAGCTTGTTTTTACACCGTATAGTTCAATTGTGTATGTTGAACCAGAAGTTTCACTAACTAAATCAATGTTTTCATATTTGTCTGGTCTTACTCTTACTGCAAAATTCCATTTGGAATTAGAATAAACATCGGAATATACTGATGAAGTAATGTTGACATATGCACCGGCATAATCTCGTAATTGAAAATATACATTTTTTGACTCCGCTTCTGGTCTAACTGCGTAGACTTGAAAATTTATATCATCTGTTCCGTACCATGTAAGATTGGAGGCACTACCAGAATCTGCTTCATGCATGCCAAATAACGAAGAAGTTAAAAACAAGTAAGGGATATAAAGAGAATCGCTTTGATCAAACTTTTTAGGAAAGATAACTTCTGTCTCTGCTGTGAAGCCCATATATGAAGCAGAGGTATTACCGGGAATATAAGAAAGAGAGCTTGTAATAGATGCATCAGCGTATTGATAAACTGTCGTATCAAATCTATCAGAATCGTTGAAATCAACAAACTTCTTTTTTATTGCTGTAGAATATGTATTGTCTTTTAATGTATATGTGCTTTGATCGGCATACAGATTCATCTTAATTAATTCCGAATCTACTCCGAAACATCTAATAAGGTTTCTATATGCTTTTTCGGTACCCTTTGCTTTAAGGATGTTTGTTAAGTTGTTATAAATGTTTAAATAAATTTTGTTTTTTATATCGGTAAGCGAACCGCTGTATAACATGGTATCTGTTCTGTTGGCGAAATACTCTGCTATATCGGACTCAACAAAGAGTTCTGGTACTATCAGCCCATAATTTTCGATTAATCGATTTGCGAAAGTGACAGGTTTATCTGAACCGCTTGTATACTGAATGTTTTTAAACTTGTTTAGATAACTAATTTGTTGATATAAGTTATCAAAATATACTGATATTGTTTGGACTAAATTGGGGAGCAGTCCTTCGCCATTGTTGTCTTCATCTTCTCTAATCCATTGTGGAATATAGTTATAAACTGCTGCGTTATTTGAAGTATCATGCTCAAACGAATCTTCTACTAATGTTTCTAATGAAGAAGTATAATCTGGATGTGTTGCATAAATTGTTGGATCTGTTTGTTCCGTATACCCTGCCAAAACAAAAGCCGAACCTGTGCTTCTGGATGTTGCTTCGTAGCCTACGATAGTTCCGTTTGATATTCTTCCGGAATAATCTATTGCAACTGCATCGTATGTTGAGTTGTCAGTGATTCCTTCATTAAATTTATAGTAAACACCCAAATCTGTGTTCGCATCATCTGTGTTTGTCCCACCATTAACTGTCGTAAACCAATTTAATTTAACATCTTTCTCGGTTCTTGCTGTTTTCCAATATCTAAAATCATCGATTGAACCAGATAGTTTTCCATAACCAAGCGCCGTAGATGTTCCGGATACGGCAGTAACTAACGAACCAATTGTTGCGAGCATCGCACCTGTTACTGGTTGTAATGAAGAACCAGTTGTAAAACTATTATTTAGTTGTCCCTCAACATAAAATTTGGTGTCAATGTTGGCTCCTGTATTTTTCAAAACAACAGAATATTGTTGCCATCCAGATCCGGTTAATGTAGGAGTTGTTAGGACACTTAGTTTCTCTCTAAAATACCCACTAGTTCCGGATTGTGCAGTAATATAGAAAGCAGATGTATCAGAAGTGGAACTAGTTAATTCTATAGTTAAACGACCATAGCCTGTACTTGAAGAAGCTTGATTGTTCCATAAATCGAATATTACTTCTTTTTGGGTTTTGGAAGAATTAAAAGCAAACTTATTAAGCCAGAACTCAACGCTTACGCCATCAACTAGATCATAAAATAAGTTACTTGATCTTTTATATTCTTCTGAGTAAAAATTAGAGTACTTAAATTTTTCAACTAGAGTGCTGCCAGAGGTGTTGGGTCCGCCTTTGATATAAATATAATTTAAAGTACTTGGAAGTCCGTACCCAGAGTTGGTCGAGGACACATTCCCCCAGCCAGAGGGAGAAAAAGTCATATAACCAGTAAATCTGGGGTATTTATTGTCAAATATCCACTTATCAAAGTTAGATGACGTATTAAAGAATTGAGTTTTTTCTTTTAGCGAACCATCATATGGGTATTGACTTGAAATTCTTACATAAGCATCGTTATAATATTTGCTAGCCAAGCCAAATTTGGCAAAGTTTTTTGGTTCGCTATAGTCAACCGGAGGTACTACTCTTTGGATATCGATCTGCTTTTCTACTATAAAATCAGCAGATTCAACGGTTGAGCCGGCAGAATTTAAACTTTGCGAAGCAACAACTTTTGGTGCGCTAGAAAATATGTTTTTTAAACTCATTTTATTTTTTAGATAACCCTAAACTTGAATGTTTCCGGCTGCTCTACATAGGTGTCTAAATCACCGTTGTAAAACGCAAGCTTTATACCATAACTATAATCCTGTTCTAATATTGACATATTAAAATCAAAATAATTTCCGGAAACATCAAATGAAAGTTCACTAAATTTTTCACTTCCTGTACTGAACGATACAATTTCTAAATCGTCTACCAATCGATAAAGTTTATACGAACCACTCTCTATTATAGATGGCTCAACATACGAATTTGCAACATTATAAATATTTGGATTCCAATTTTTATCTCTCGTAAATATTCTAAATCTTGCAGTTTCATCTTTAGAATATGATTGCTTCATATTAGTAATTTTATTAACATAGATATTATATGGTGCCGGATCTGAACTCTGATAGCTAATAATATCAATAGAACCCGTAGAATAACAAGTTGTTAATCCGCTATTGTACCATCTATCAAATACTTGTGAAGAAGTTGTGTCCAAAGCAAATGATGCGCTATAAACACCAGTTTTTACCCAGCCGCCAGTAACAGGAGTATTTGGGGCTGTCGTCAAAACACTTCCGGTTACGGAATCTGTAAATACTCTAACGTATATTGAACCGGTTGAGACACCGGGAATATCGTATAATCTGCCTCTAAAATAGTTGTACAAGTAGATTGTGTGTAAATTTTGATCTGCTGGTAGATTTGATGAACTATCATAGAAGTTTGATCTATCATCCCTTATGGCATCGTTCCATCTTGCTTCAAGATTTGGTCTATAGAAAAAGTATTCTGATGATCTTGAGAAAAACTTCTTTGTATAATAACTTGTAATTGCCCCATTTGGATTATGCGGAACAGTATCTGTCGTTACTCCTGTAGAACTAGAAAAATAAGCTTCATTGCTAGAAGTTAGTTTTACCATTACTCCATAGTTTGCTTGCGTGCCAGAAATCCACTGTTCAACTAGAGTTGTAATGTTTATGTTTAAGTTTTCTAAACCAGTATCAAATTCTTGTGAATATGTATTGCCTGATGATGTTAAAAAATCTCCACCTTGATTTGTCCAAGCAGTTCCGCTAGCAGCATTTTTCCAGTTTGAGCCTAATCCTCCAAACGTATTGTCAGAAAAATCTTCCATATCCAATCCTCGGCCTTCTTCCCAAGAACGTGAAATTGGATGCGCCAATAATGTAAAATCAAAAGGAGTTGTATCTGAATGTGGGGCATTATAAAGCTTCAAATAGAACGAAACACTTCCGGATTCTGGAATTTTCTTGGCAGTTCTATCGGTTATTATGTCAGTTACTGGAAACTGAATCATATATCTCATTAATTGTTGCGCCTCTGACGCTCCAACTTCTGAGCCTGTTCTGTATAATGAAAAAACTTCCAGTATATCTGCTTGACCCATATTTGAGCCAGTTGCTCTAGAGCCCGAATTAATTAAATCGGTTTTAAAAGCATTTGTTATTGAGTTGTCTTTTTCTGCGTAGTATCTTCTTATTGCCATTATAATACTGTTCCTACTATATCTGCGTTTGGATATTTAATTTCGAATAAGTGATCTTCAGGGATAGTAACATATCTACCATCGGCCGATTTATTTAGATCAATGTCATAGCCTATGTCCGAGTACCTACCGCCAACTCTGTTAAAAATAGTTACTTTTTTTACGTCAGCAATCGAAGAAACTGATTGCAAGGCAGTTTGAACATCCGTTATATATATTGGCTCTCCCATTTCAAATTTTCTATCAAATTTGTTTTTTATTGCTTGGATACCATCTGATAGTGCTAAATATTTGTTTTCTTGTTGTGTGGCTTTTACAGAGAATCTTATGCCGATATTGACAACATTACCATCAAGAATGTCGATGGTATCGTTTATCATTTTTGTTCTTGAAAGCCATGTTTTCAAATTTTCCTTTATAGTTCCATTTGTACTGGTTAAAAATCCGTTTGAGTCTTCTGAAATAACATAGAGATTTAGATTTCTCTTAAACGAATCCACATCTTTCATCACGCTACACCTTCTTATCGAACCAAACTGTGATGGCATTGCATAAACAAATGATTTATAATCCTCTTTTGTTACGGCACGATTTTGAGAAGCAAAATGATTTAAAGCTCTAATCCTTATTTCGTCGGGTGTTAATATTGACGAGTACCCAACAATTGGGGTTTCGTTGTCTACCTCTAAAGAGGCTTTTATGGTATTTTTAACAGTGGTTACTAAATTAGCATCATCAGCAAAATTGAAATTTGTCGATATAGATTGATTTAATGAACCAACAGCGGCATTTACATTATTTGTAGTATTAGCTCGATAAACACAAGAAAGTGTTGTATTCGAAGGGCCAATCCCAAATTTATCGTTTTCTACTAATCTATTTGGATCAAATTCAACATCAGAAAAATAATTCTTTGCATGTAGCTCTAAAACAGTATTTTTTGGATCAAAAATGTCCCCATCAGTACTGGCTGTGTCGTCAGATCCGTGTCCAAATTGCAAAAACGTATCTGTTGCTGTTCTTTCAACTGTAAACCGTCTTGCTACAACAAACGGCTTCAACAGCGATTGTACTCCATCGTTTAGAGCATTTGGGTTTGTAGTTTCAGAATAAATAATATTTTGTGCCAACGAATCAACTTCAAAATATTCATTGCCCTCTGCATCTAAAACAGACGTTACTTCTGCAACGTTTGAAGTTCCAATTGCAATTTTGCGGAACTTCTCAAATGCTCCAATGGTAAATGTTTTTCTATAATTAGCTCCAGAAATCACCCTTCCATTTGCCTTAATGGCATATTCAGTGGGCAATCCAGTAGTATCGTTTATTTTTGAAGCAATAACTAAGTTATTGTTATTGTTAAATTTAACATTTTCAGTTAATATAAAGTTAATTCCACTTGTAGTCTGAAACTGGCTTCCTCTTAAAAGAATTGGAACATAACTTAAATCCGGACCCAGACCTGTTATAGCAGCAGGTATCGAAATATAAAATGTTGCAACACCTGTCGATGACGGAGCTAGCTTGTTTTTATATCCAAGCTGTCTAGCAATGCGAATAACATTGTTATATTCTGTTGCTGTATCAAAGAATGATTCATTTACCTGATAGTCTAAATAAAAAGATAGTGTATCTCCAATATAAGAGACTGTCTCTAACATCAAAGAGGCAAATGAATTTTGACTAAAATCATTTACAGTATCTCCATAGTATCTCTTTGTATAATCAAGCAAGTCTTGTTTAATAGACTCAAAATCTCGACTTGTATATTTAACGCTTGGCGGGTTTTTTGGCATTAATGAAAATGGTTCCTAACATTTGTAATTAGTAGTTTATACAGAAAGAGCAAGACTTGTTGCATCAGAACCAGAAACAGAAAAAGTAATAATAATTGTTATACCATTTTCTGATAAAGTTGATGGATTCACTTCAACATTTGATATGTTTATTGACGGCAAATATTTAGAAGCTTGTGAAACAATTTTGCTTTTTATTGTTTCTAGCGTTATACTGGTTATGTTTTCAAACAAATATGTTTTTAAGCCAACTCCGTATTCTACATCAATTCTTTCGCTTGGATTTGTCAAAAGTAAATTCTTTAAATTTTGTTTTGCATTTCCAATAATCGTCGTATGGCCGGCTACCCCAAAAATATCGTCGAATACTATGGGTAATACTGGTGCGATGGTCGGCATCTTTTAATCTCCTTCTTTTTGTGAGTCGCAATCTTGTCCTTCTTCGTCAAATGGTCTTCTTGGCACGATTCTATCTTTGGCATAAATTTCAGTTCCGATTGGACTCAAAAGTGATTGTAATGATTGTATAAGTGGATCTACGCCATTTAGTTTTGAAGAAAGGGTGGCATTTTTGTAGCTTGTGTCTTCCCAATTATAATATGTTTCAAAGAAAATTTGACAAGTTTCTTTTATTTCATAGAACGTAAATTCCTTCTCCGTAAAGGTTATTTCTGGCGGCGATGACCAGTCATCAGAAATCCCGATTAGTTTTACATAAGTTTCTGAGATGAAAGCAGAGATTGCAGACATATATTTTTGTAGCGGAAAACAATAATAAAATAAGAATCTAAATTCATCATTTTCCGCAAGAGCAGCAACCATACACTCATGGTTATAAATATTGGTACCGAGAGTTGGATCAAAATTGTTCAACGGCTCATTAACCAAATCTATCTCGACACTAGCAACTGGAATTATAAATTGAGAATTTAATAAATATTCCTTGCCGACAACTGCCGGCTTTAACGCATACGCTTTTTCGGTAGATACTGGGCCTGCGGAACTTGCCGACGACGTTGGCATTACCTCGGCAGATGGTACATGGCTCATTCTTAGACCATATTTAAGGCCCAAAGTTGACCCAGTTAGTTGAAATCCTTCCGCAGAAGAGCCGGTAACTGATAAATCTCCAAATAATTTATACATTTCCGTTTGTTTTGTTTCCGTAGACAAAGTAGATATCCAATTTTTAAATGCGGTCACGTTAACAACCCCATTAATATTTTCAGGTCTATTTTTTATTTCATCGGGTATTACCGTTCCAGACAGTGGTATTTCTCTATCTTGAATTCGAATATATCTTTCAAGAATAAAATAGCCTTCTGGATTGTTTACGATAAGCGGTTCTGCTGGCACTGTTGTTATCGAGTTCAGCGGGTTATCTTCTGCATCAATAGCAACATCAAAATATCGAAGCTTATTGTTTGGAGCAATAAGCTTTGTATCTGTGTTTAAAAAATATGTACGAAGATTTGTTATTGTTGGTTTTGTGTATATGTGAGCGGCAAAATTAGCGGCCATTATTCTGAATTCTTCTTTCATAATTTTTCTAACTAATATTCTTGCTTCTATTTTTGTTTGTCGTATACCTTCAAGGATCATTTCTTTTCTAAAGTCTTGCAGCAGTGGCTTAATTACTGCTCCTGATCTTGTTATATTTCTTAAAACATTGTTTAAAATTGGATCTGAAACGTTTACATCTTTTACTCTTTCATCGGCTATAATCTCTACTACTTCCTTTAATTTTTGTAAAATTTTATTCTTCACTTCATTGCTAAGAAGCGATACTGTTGAGTACTCTAAGTATAATTCGCTAATCGTTTCAACGTATGGTTCTAAAGCAGGGTATTCTTGGGCACTTGTTGCAAGTGCAGCGACGAATGCCGTATAAGTTACTGTGCTAATTACAATCGGAGCGAGGGGACCATATAGTATAAACAATGCAGCAGAAGCTGCTGGATTTTCTACATTTGCTTTAAATGGAATTAGAGCCGCTTCCAGCCCATTTAAGATGGCAAAAGACTGTAATATACGAGCATAATCCTTTTCTTTAACAAAGTAAAACTTCTTTATCATTGCGTTGATCGAATCAAGGGCTTGTTGCTCTAATAGTGTAAGCTCTATTTCTCCCGCCAACAACTTTCTCGACACAATCTGCACGCATTGTTCTATAAAATAAAGGTAATAAGTGTCTGTTTTTATTTGAAAAATTCCTTCACCTTGATTGATCAGTCCTTCTTCCATCTTTTTCATGATATAATCAAGATAAAGTTCATCAATCACATTATCGTAAGAAACAACAAACTTATTGTACAGCGGTATACATCTCAATATTGTTTCTGAAATAGAAACTCTCATGGAAGCTATTATACTAATTTGTAAGTTTGCGGCCATTGTCGAGGACAAAGCCTTTAAGTATGGAACCTGTTCACGGCAGTCTCGGCCGTACATAAGATCTGGATCGTCGGATAAGGTTGTCTGTAATTCTGTTTGTAGCTGACTTAGCTCATCAAAATCTATTATATTTTCTGCTTTTGGCGTACAGCCAAACTCTGGCATAATAGATCGTGCCACGCCGAGCCAACCAGTTGCTCCTATTGGCGGTGTAATGTACACGGGTGGTTGATCTGCGGTACCGCCGAACTTCTTATAATCTAATATTATTACTCTGGGATTGTCGGTTTTTCGTTCTAGTGTTTCTGGGTCTAAATCAATATCTTCTTGAGTAATTCTTTCATTAAAATAATTATAGCCATATAAATAACCTTCATTGTCAGTTAACGTGCTTATTACGGATTTCATACAAATGTTGGATATTTTATTAAACAAATCTACCGTCACCGATGATGGAGAATCATATGCTCCAATATTTATTTTGGTTTGCATAAACGAAGTAAAGCAATCTGCCTGTGGTGAATTGATTAATACGGTTGGTAAATATTGTTCCTTTAATGCAGCCGTACTTTCATCCAGCTCAAATTTTGATTGATAAATAATATCATAATTTTCTGTCGCCGACGAATCTGAAATCTCAAGATCAGATCCACTCACACGTTTGTAAGTACCGGGGATTATCTCTGTCATGACAGCTAAGCGGCTAGTATTATCAGGTGAAACTGCGTTTTGATTATTAACAGTAAACTGAGAATATAAAAGATGGTATGCTCTACCGTTTGGATTTTGCAGAATATGCGGTCCAAGTGAATTCGCTGCGTTAAACGACAGCGAGTAATCTTCTTTTTTACGGAATATTGCACGTTTGGGAGTTGCAGTATCGTTTTTACCATAAACACCAATATTGTTGGAAAACTTGAAGGTGGTGTCTGTCAATTGCGCGGCCGTTGCCAGCCAAGTTTGTGTTAATTTAGAAACTGTTATTGGAAAGTGATTATTCTCCGTGGG